TGAAAGGCGACAAAATGAAAATCCAAGAAATGAATATAAACAAGCTGAAGCGGTACGAAAACAATCCGCGTAAAAATGCACAGGCGGTTGAAGCGGTCGCTGAAAGCATTAAAGAGTTCGGGTGGAAGCAGCCGATTGTCGTTGATAAAAACTATGAGATAGTTGCAGGCGACACGAGATTTCAAGCGGCTTTAAAACTCGGTTTGGAAACAGTGCCGGTGGTGATTGCCGACGATCTAACCGCCGAACAGATAAAAGCATACAGGCTCGCCGATAACAAAACCAACGAAGCGGCCGACTGGGATTTTGAAAAACTGCAAGATGAGCTTGAAGGAATTGAAGGCCTGGACATGTCTCTATTCGGCGAATGGCAGGAAGAAACGGACGAGCAAGAAGTCGATTTTGAAAATCTGGACGAGATGGCAGAAGATAACGACGAGTACAACGAGTTTGTTGATAAATTTAAGCCAAAGAAAACAACCGACGACTGCTACACTCCGCCGGTAGTTTATGAAGCGGTTTTGAGCTGGGTAAAAAAAGAGTATGGCATTCCGGACGATGCGACGATCTGCCGCCCGTTTTATCCAGGCGGCGATTATAAAAAATACAAATATCCAAACGGCTGCGTTGTAGTAGACAACCCGCCGTTTTCAATACTGGCCGAAATAAAAAAATGGTACAGCGAAAAAAATATCAAGTATTTTTTATTTGCTCCACACTTGAAACTATTCGCATCGGGCAACGCCGGTCACGAAAGTTATATCGTGACGAGCAGTCAAATTATTTACGAAAACGGTGCAATAGTCAAAACGAGTTTTGTAAATAATCTAGACAACTGCAAAGCGAGGACAGCACCGACACTGGCCAAAGCGATAGACGAGGCAGTTGCGGAAACGAAGCAAACGGTTAAGTTGCCGAAATACGTTTATCCAAACGAAGTCATCACAGCTGCGATTTTGTCAAAAATTGCAGATGTTGATTTTAAAGTTTATCCGGAGGATTGTCATTATATAAAGCAACTAGACGGCCAAAAAGAAAAGGGCGCTACACTATACGGCGGCGGGTTTCTAATTTCAGAAAAAGCCGCAGCAGAAAAAGCCGCAGCAAAAAAAACCGCAGCAGAAAAAGCCGCAGCAGAAAAAGCCGCAGCAGAAAAAGCCGCAGCAGAAAAATGGCGACTTTCCGAGAGGGAATGGGAAATTGTGAAAAATTTAGGAAAATAAAAAATACAAAGCAGGAAGGAGGAGAGAGCGTGAAAGCGGCGACATACCGAAAAAAGATAAAAAAAGACATGGAAGCAGTCGGGACATATCGCCCAGAGTTCGACTGGACTATCGACGCTCTCGCTCTGACCTATGAAGACCGGGACGAGATTCGGGAAGAGTTCAAAAGAACTGGTGGCAACTTCGTAGTCAAACACGTGAATAAAAACGGAAGCAGCAACCCAGTCAAAAATCCGTTTGTGGTAATCCTCGACCGGCTTGACGACAAAATTCTGCAGTATAACCGAGAGCTTGGACTCACGCCGGCAGGCCTAAAAAAAATAAACGACAAAAGCCTAAAGATTGAAAAGGCCTCCGGCCTTGAAGCGGCCATGAAGGGAATGTTCGATGATTTATAGCCAAAACCTCGAGGGCATAAAAAAGTGGTGTGAAGACACCATTGCCGGAAGAGTGCTGCAGAACAAGGAAGGTATACAGGCTTGCGAAAGGTTTTTAAAAGATCTAGAAGATGGCCGTTGGGAGTTCAGGCCAAGAATCGCAGAAATATGTTGCAGGCTAATCGAGTCGACTATAAGACATATCAAAGGGCCGAAACGTGGCCAGCTTTTAAAGCTGGAAATATGGCAGCGGTTTTGTGTTTATAATATAGCCGGCTTTTACGTTGCCGAAACAAATAGACGCCGATTCACTGAGGCGTTTATTTTTGTACCGCGAAAAAACGGCAAGACCACATTCGCTGCAGGACTCGCTTGGGCGATTGGAATAATTGACCGTCAGTTTTATTCGCTAGTCTCGATTGTGGCCACAAAGCTCGACAGGGCTTTGGAATCTTTCAAAGTTATAAAAGACAACCTCAAGCCGATGGGCGAGCTTGAAAACTGTAAAATTCGAGACAACAACGCAGAGCACTCAATCAGGAGAGAATTCGCGGACGGCGAAATGGAAATCCAAGCACTGGCAGCAGACACGGAAAGAGCTGACGGAATCAACGGCAATATTTTTATTTTGGACGAAATTCACGCGTATAAAAAAGCCGACGATTACCTGGTATATAAAGAGGCGGCTAAAACCTACGATAACAAACTAATAATCGGAATCACTACGGCCGGAAAAAATATAAACTCGTTTTGCTATTCAAGACTGCAGTACTGTCTTAAGATATTGGCTGGCCAGATTGAAGATGAGACATATTTTATTTACATCAGAAGAGCCGACAATCAAGATGACTACACTAATCCGGTCGAGCATGAGAAAGCGAATCCATCTTACGGCGTGACCATAAAGCCCGAAGACATAATGAGCGACGCACTGCAAGCTCAAAACGATCCGAGCACGAGAAACGCGTTTTTGCAAAAGTCGTTAAATATTTACGTCAATGCAATGAACGCGTACTTCGATGTCCCGCTTCTCCAGGAGTCAAACAAGCAGCACTCCTGGACGCTGGAAGAACTGGCCAAACTGCCGATAACTTGGTACGGCGGCGCAGACCTTTCGAAGATGTACGACTTGACGGGCGTGTCATTACACGGAAGGTATAAAGGAGTTGACATATCAATAACGCACGGCTTCATGCCTGTGACGGCAGCACACGAAAAAGCGGAAAAAGATAACATACCACTTTTTTGGTGGGAAGACCAAGGCTGGCTCACCCTATGCAACTCCGAGGTCATCGAGTACGAGGATGTCGTGCAGTGGTTTTTGGAAATGAAGCGGAAAGGCTTCAAACCGAAATGCGTCGGCTACGACAGAAGGTACTCCAAAGAGTTCGTGCTGAAGATGAAAAAAGCAGGATTCAAAATGAAAGACCAGTCGCAGCGATATGTCGAGAAGACCGAAGCCTTCCGAGAAATCGAAAAGCAAATAAAAATGCAAAAATTTTATTACCTTGGAAATAAAGCATATGAATACTGTGTCGGCAATGTAAAGGCTATAGAAGACTCGGACGACTTTGTCCGATATGAAAAAATAATGCCGACACAAAGAATAGACCTGTTTGACGCTGATGTCATAGCCGTCAAACAAATGTTAAACGCGCAGGAAGACAAGGCGAAGGCTGCGCAGTGGATTGGATAAGTGAAAGAAGGTGAAGCATGGCATTTTTAGAAAACGTCAAAAGGTATTTCACAACCGGGGAAGTGAGAGCTGCCCCAGGTGAAGCGGCCAAAAGTCCGATGGTAATAGTCAGGGACTCTGACTTCCATGACTATGTCTGCCATGGGTACATCCCATTGGCCGACAATCCGGAAATAATGACAGCGGTCGGAACGATAGCCGACATCATAAGCTCGATGACCATCTATCTGATGGAAAACACAGAGGAAGGCGACAAGCGAATCAAAGACGGACTGTCTAGGCTGGTCGACATCGAGCCGAACAAACTGATGACCCGAAAAACGTTTATGTATAACGTGGTCAGAACTATGCTTTTGGAAGGTCGCGGCAATGCTTTCGTCCTTCCAATTTTTCGTGGCGGATACCTGGAAGAGTTCAAACTTTTAAATCCGTACACGACGTCAATAGTTCAGAACGGCGACGGATACCTCGTACAGTCTGGCGGTCTAACTTTAACGCCCGACCAAGTGCTGCATTTTCCAATAAATCCGAGAGCGGACGAGCCTTGGAAAGGCAGAGGGCTGACAGTGCAGCTCCGGGACGTGGCCAAGAATTTAAACCAGGAAGCGGCCACAAAAAACGGATTTTTATCCTCAAAAATAAAACCGTCGGTCGTGATTAAAGTTGATTCGAATGCCGACGAGCTGGCCAATCCGGAAGCCAGGGCAAAGTTCGCCGAGCAGTATTTACATACGACCCGGGAAGGTGATCCTTGGATGATTCCGGCCGAGCTTATGGATGTTCAGTCCATTAAGCCGCTAACGTTAAACGACCTCGCCATCAATGAGACAATAAATATAGACAAGAAGACGGCAGCCGCCATCATCGGCGTTCCGTCTTTTTTGCTAGGTGTGGGAGATTTTAAGGCTGACGAATGGAACAACTTCATCAACACGAAAATAAAATTCATTTGCGAAATTATAACGCAAGAAATGACCAGAAAACTCCTGGTCAGTCCGAACAGATACTGGAAATTTAACATCCGGTCGCTCCTATCATACGACATTAAGACACTGACCGATGTCGGCTGCAATCTCTACACAAGAGGAATCGCTACAGGTAACGAGGTTAGAGACTGGATAGACATGTCGCCAAAGGACGGCCTTGACGAGCTTGTAATTCTGGAGAACTACATACCACAAGGAATGATCGGAGAACAAAACAAATTGAAAGGAGGGGGAGACGAGTGACGGAAAAAAGATGCCTAGTAAATAGGCAGTCGAGATTTAAGACAAGAGCTGACGAAGAAACTGGGAAAAGATACATTTCCGGGTATTTTGCAGTTTTCGGAGATCTATACGAAATCTGGCCGGGAGCGACTGAAGAAGTTGATCCGCACGCATTCGACGAAGCACTGGACGATGACATTCGCTGCCTAGCCGACCACGATTCGAGGATAGTCCTGGGCCGTAATATCGCCGGAACGCTGACTTTAAAAATCGACGACAAAGGCCTGTGGGGCGAGGTTGAAATCAATCCAAACGATACCGAGGCCATGAATGTGTACGCGAGAGTTCAGCGTGGCGATGTCAATCAATGCTCTTTTGCGTTCGATGTTATCGAGCAAGAAGAGCAGTGGAGCGGAAACGCAGTTCACTGGATTCTTAAGAAAGTCAAACTGTACGAAGTGTCGGTCGTGACATTCCCGGCATACGAAGGGACAGAAGTCGATGCGAGAAGAAAGGAAGTCGAAAAAACAAAGAAAAGACAGGCAGAAGCATTCAAAGCAAGAATGCTGCAAAGGTTGAAAGGAGAAAAATAAATGGCGCTGAAAATGATAATGCTGAGAAGCAAAAAAGAAAGAGCGGAAAAAAGAGGCGTTGAGATAGTCGAAAGGCTGGCAGAACTGGAAAAGAGAGAAGCAGAACTGGAAAGAGCAGTCGAAGAAACGACAGAAGAAACGCCAGACGAAGAAAAAGAAGAGCTCGAGAGAGCAATCGACGAGCTCATAGAAGAAAAAGAAAAGCTGGAAAAAGAAAAGGCAGACATCGAAGCGGAAATCGAAAAGATTGAAGCGGAAATCGACGCAGAAGAAAAGAAAACACAGCAGGGTACAGGAAGCGACCCAGCAAACGACCCAGAGCCAAGAAATAAAGGAGGAAAAGCAATGGCGACAAGAAAGAAGTTCTTCGGCATGAGCGTCGAAGAGAGAACCGCGTTCATACAGAACGAACATGTCAGCGGATTCCTGGCAGAAGTTAGAAAGATAGGAAAGGCAGGCGAGCAGAGATCTGTCACCGGTGCAGAGTTGACAATTCCAACAGAAATTCTCGAGCTGATCCGCGAGAACATCTTAAACTACTCCAAACTGATGAGAAGAGTTAGAATGGTCAGCGTATCAGGAGAAGCAAGACAGCCGGTGATGGGTTACATTCCTGAAGCGGTATGGACAGAAGCATGCGCTAAGCTCAACGAACTGAACTTCGTGTTCAACGAAGTGGAAGTTGAAGGTTACAAGGTAGGCGGCTACGTGTTTATGTGTAACGCGACACTCGAAGACTCCGACATCGACCTTGCAGCCGTACTGATTGAATCTATTGGCCAGGCTATCGGAATCGCAGTCGATAAAGCCATCTTGTTCGGTACAGGCGTAAGAATGCCACTGGGTATCGCCACAAGACTGGCTCAGACTGTGCAGCCTTCGAACTATCCGGCGAATGCAAGACCATGGGAAGATCTGCATAGGTCTAACGTCGTGACCGTTGGAAGCGATAAGACCGGCATTGATTTCTACAAAGAATTGGTAATGGCCGGAGGCAAGGCAAAAGGCAGATATGCAAGAGGAGAAAAGTTCTGGGCGATGAACGAAAATACTTACACCAAGATAAAGGTTGAAGCTATGTCAACTAACATGGCCGGCCTGATCGTGGCAGGTGTCGACGGAACAATGCCAGTGGCTGGCGGCGCTATCGAGGTACTGTCTGAAGACATTATCCCAGATAATACCATTATCGCAGGATTCGGCGACCTGTACCTGCTAGCCGAAAGAGCTGGAGCACAGCTTAAAAGAGACGACAGCTACAGATTCATCGAAGACCAGGCGGCATTCAGAGGAACAGCAAGGTACGACGGTAAGCCGGTAATCGCTGAAGCGTTCGTTGCTATCGGTCTTGGTGCTGCTCCGGTAACTTCTGTGGCGTTCGCAACCGATACTGCCAACGATGCTACACTTCAGGGGCTGACCCTGGGAACTGAAAGTCTGTCACCGACATTTGACCCGACTAAGTACGCATACACCGTGACAGCGTCCGGAGCTTCTGCGGCGGTCGTAGCAATTCCAACTGCCCCAGGTGCAAAGGTTAAGATAACATACGACGGCAAGACAGTTGTAAACGGCCAGACTGTAACATTCGAAGAAGGAACTAAAAACCTCGTTGTTACAGTTAAGAATGGAAATAGCTCCCTTGTTTACACTGTAGCGATCACAAAGGCGGGGGAGTAAAAACCCTGTCTGAAGAAGCGGATCGGGCAGGGGAAAAAGCCAGGGAAAAGCGGCTGCAGCTAAAGCGGAAGCCCCTGAAGCTGCACCAGTAAAGAAGACGGCCGCAAGAAAGACCAGGGCAAAGAAGACAACAGAGGAAAAGGAAAATGAATGATTTCTTAAAACTTAAACTCCTCAAGCAAGACCTGCAAATGTTAAGTGATTCAAGCGACGAATACCTTTCGTCGCTTTTATCACTTTCTAAAATCGAAATGGAAAGAGAAGGGGTTAAATTCGGAAACGATGACGAGGCGGACGGGCTAAACATTCAATACGCCGCTTACCTGTTTAGGAAGCGAGCAGGAAACGAGACCGGAATGCCGAGATATTTGCGTTTTGCTCTTAATAATTTAATCCTGCACCAGAGAGGAAAAGAAAATGGCGGCACTATTTGACGACGGCATCGTTGAAATCTACAACATGACCAACACGGCCGAGAATGGATTGAAACCAAAACCGAAACTGGCCAAACATGACCAGTTTGCATTTGGATATGAAAACACGGGAGTAATTCGGTATTACGAAGCGAAAAAAGCGGACAGCCAAATTGATGAGACTATCCACATTTATCAGGATAGAAACATCCGAGCAGACCAGATTGCAGTTATAAACGGCGAGCAATTCAGAATTGAGCAAGCGCAGCACACGAATGACGATGACGGAATCAGAATCACCGTGCTGTCGCTTTCGCATTTGAATGAGGTTTACGATTATGCAGAAACTAACTGAAAAACTAATGACTATGGCCAACGTCCTAAAAAATGTACATACAGAGGTCTATCACTATGACGCGCTGACAAAATCAGAGAGATATATCGTGTGGCAGGAAGAGACCGAGGCCGAGAGCCTGTTCGGAAATGACAAACACGACGAGCAGACGATCCAGGGAACTATTGACCTATATTCGAAAACCGAATTTGACCCACTAATCGATTCAATCCAGGAAGCCCTTACAGCTGCCGACATATCGTTCGCGCTGAGTCTCGTTGAATACGAAGACGAGACCGAACTAATCCACTACGAGTGGACTTGGGAGATGTAGGAATGGCCAAAATGGAGATAAAAGGGATTGACGACTACATGTCGGCGATCGAAAAACTGGAAAATAGTGACGACATCGCAGGTCATATTGTTTACGAGGGAGCAAAAGTGATGGCGGACGCGTTAAAGACCGCCATCGGAAAAATTCCCGAGGCTGAAGAAGACAGCCGGGGCAACCCGGTGAGAAATAAGCAAGGGAAGATTAAAGGAATAACAAAGCAGCAGCGAAAAGACTTAGAAAACGGATTCGGAATCACTAAGGCAGGAAAAACGCCTGACGGCATCAATGTCAAGGTCGGCTTTGGCGGATATGGAAGCACAAAAACGCGGAGGTACCCAAAAGGCCTGCCAAATGAAATGCTGGCAAGGGCTGTCACGTCCGGAACGTCATTCAGAGTTAAAAGCCCGGTTTTAAGGACGACGCAAACTCGAATGAAAAAACCGACGCTGCTTGCGATGGAAAAAGAAGCGGACAGGATAATCCGCGAGAAAATGGAAAAATAACAGGAGGAAAGTAAAATGGCAATAAAAGGATTGAAAATCCCATATGTGGCCAAGTATAAAGACAACGGCAACGGAACCGTGACATACAGCGACGGTGTCAAAGCCGAAAAGGCAGTAAGCTATTCTGTCGAACTCGAAGAGCCGGAAAACAACCCACTTTACGGCGATGACGAGATAGCCGAGGACGACAACACTACATTCGCCGGCGGAACGTTGACGCTCTCAACAACTGACCTTACGCAGCCACTTTCCGCGCTGCTACTTGGCATCAACATTGTCAAAGTAACAGGAGCGGGAAGCGAGCAGATTGATGTCGGAAGCTACGACAGAAAGAGAAAAGCGGTTGATGTAGGCTTCGGGGTGATAGAAGTCCACCAGATCAACAACGTAAATCAGTATAGAGCGGTGCTACTGACAAGGGTCGCGTTTAACATCCCGAACAACACGGCGGAAACTAAAGGCGAGAGCATCGAGTGGCAGACTCCGGAACTTTCGGCCAATCTCAAAGAATCCGGAAGAGTTGACGATAAGTTCGACCATCCGTGGATGATGGATGCGTGGTTCGAAACTGAAGCTGACGCCGATGCATGGCTTAAAAGCGAGCTGGATATCACAGAGCCGGAAGCGGCTAAAGCGGCAGCGCCGGCAGCAAAAGCGGCCACAAAGTCAGCGGCAAAGGAGGCGTAAATGAGCGGAGCCAAATTCGTAACAATCGGGGGATGTAAATATCCCCTGTCTTTTTCATTTGGAGCAGTTAAAAGGCTCGCGAAAAAATATGGCGGAATCAATCAGATGTCTGAAGCGATGGGGAACATTGGAAACGATGACATGGCGAGCCTAGACATCTTAACCGACGTTCTTGAAGTTCTAATTTATCAGGGCTGCGAGTACATGAATGTCATCGAAAAAGGGCTGCCGCCGGAAGAGGGCGCAAAGGTTAACGAAAAAGGCGAGTACATTCCGGCCAGCAAAAACGAGATTGAACTCCTCATGAGCCTCGACGAGATGACCAAAGCGGCCGAGGTCATCGGCTGGATGGTTACAGGAGAAGTAGGAAAAAACTCGGAAGCCGCCCAGGCGGAGGCGGCGGAATAAATCTGACCGAGGAAGAGACGTTTGTGGCCATCAAAGTGGCCGCCTTAAAAATCGGAATTGGCCGGGAGGAGTACATGTGCACGCCAATTGATGAGCTTGCCGAAATTCTGAACGTGCATAATAAGATTTTTAATGGCGGAGGCGGCGAGGCGATCGCTGAAAATATAACGGAAGATACAGCATTTTTCCCGATAAGGAGGTGAGCGGATGGCGTACGATATCGGCCCGCGAATAACGGTCGCAGGCGAAAAAGAGTTTAACGATGCGATTAAACAAATAAACAGCACACTGAAAGTCCTGGGCTCTGAACTTAAGGCGACGGCATCCGCATTCGATGAGAATGGAGCGTCGCAAGAGCAGCTTTCAGCAACCGGAAAGACCCTGAATGCCCAGCTGACAGTCCAGCAGCAGAAGTTCAGGCAACTCGAAGCGCAATACACAAAGCAGAAGGCCGTCCTGGCACAGCTGAACACTGAAGTGCAAAAAGCGATTCAGGAGCACGGAGCGAATAGCGCGGAAGCGACCAAAGCGACCGCCGCATATAACAAGCAAGCGACGGTTGTGGATAACCTCAAAGTGGCTATGAACGAGAGCACGGCCACAATGAACAAGCTGCAGCAAGAGATTAACAAAAACGAAGACGCTCTTCGAAAAATGGGAGCAGCTGGCGGAACGGCTGCCTCTGGAATCAACGAGGCGAGCAATGCAGCTCAAAGCGGAGTCAGCAAGATGGCCAAGTTTGAAGCGGCCATCCAAAAGGCCAGCAACACGGCCAAAAAGATGAGCGACAAACTAAAGCCGCTGTCAAAAGCCGCTGCAGGAATGGGCGCGGCCATGATCGCGACTGTTCCGGCCACTCAAGAACTGCGAATGGACTTGTCGTACCTTACCGCCAACGCTGACCGCGTCGGCGTGTCGTTAAAAAATCAAAACGCAGCATTTGACCAGTTCAATGCGATGACCGGGGAAACTGACTCGTCGGTCGAAGCACTTTCCAATCTATTTGAATCCGGATTCGACAATAACAACCTTGAAGCGGCAGTCAATGCCGTGTCGGGAGCGTATGCTCAGTTTCCGGACACGATGAAGATTGAAGGACTCGCAGACGGAATCCAGGAGACTCTTGCCACAGGCTCGGCGGTTGGCCAGTTTGGGGAATACCTCGACCGAGTCGGAATCGGCGCTGATAATTTTTCGACGCAGCTGGCAAACTGCACCAGTGAAGCAGAAAAACAAAACCTTGTTTTAGACGCGCTCGCAAAGGGTGGCGCAAACGACGCCTTAAAAAGCTGGCAGGATAACAACAAAGAACTGTCTGCATATAACAAGGCCATGGGCGGATTCCAAAAGGCGATGGCAGGAGTGGCCGAGGCATTGCTTCCGGTGATCACTCCAATAATTGAAGCGGTGACAAAACTAATTAATTTATTTACTAATCTGCCGAAACCGGTACAGACGGCCATCGTTGGAATCGTCGGCGGTTTTGCTTTGCTCGCTCCCGTACTTTCAATGATTGGACAAATGTCTATAGGACTCGGAGCAGTCAAGACTGCATTTGGCAGTTTGACAAGCATAGTCTCAAAAGGCGCTGGAGTTATAGGGAAAGTTATAACTTCCGCCGGAACTGTCATCAAGACTGTAATAAGCGGCATAGGAACGGCCGCCACGAAGCTGTTTAGCCTGATAATGGCGCACCCGGTCATTGCGATAATAACCGCCATAGTGGCGGCGGTGGTGCTGCTATACAACAAGTGCGAATGGTTCAGAAATGCAGTAAATGCCATTATTGAGAAGATTAAAGGATATTGGGAAGCGTTTAAAAATAAAGTCAGCAGCATTGTGACCGCGATAATATCGTTTTTTACAAACTTGGTCGGTGCGGTCAAAACGAAAGCGACACAAATAAAAAATGCCATAGTAAACGGCATCAATTCGGCCGTTTCTTTTATTACTTCGCTACCAGGAAAAGCACTGAAATGGGGTAAAGACTTCATCCAAGGTTTTATAAACGGGATAAAAAAGAAAATCTCCGGAATTATCGACGCCGTCAAAGGTATCGGCTCAAAAATTCGCTCGTTTTTACATTTCTCAAGGCCGGACGAAGGGCCGCTTCGAGATTACGAAACGTGGATGCCGGACATGATGAAGGGGATGGCGAAAAGCCTGACGTCGTCAGAAGGCTATCTCTTGAATCCTATCGAGCAGCTGGCCGGAAGGATGTCAGCTGGAATTAAATCTGCGCTAGATCCGAACGGCAAACTGATGGCTGGAGTGACGGCGACGGCCGTGACTGAAGGCGTAGTGATCCAGCCGATTATTTATCTGGGAGACAAGCAACTCTCAGCCGAATTGACCGGCCAAGTAATCAAAAAGATGGGAGCAAGCACAAAAGGCATAGAAAGGAGCAAAGGGCGTGTTTAGTTTTTCATTAGACGGAACCCGGCCGGAACAGCTGGACATATTAGTAGTCACTCGCCCGGATATTCCAGCCCCGGAAAGAAATGTGGAGTTTACCACTATACCAGGGAGAAGCGGAAGCCTGAAACGGGACTATGGGACATATAATGATGTGACTATATCTATAGACCTCAACTTCATGACTTCTCCCGACCAGTGGAACGATGCATTCAGAGCGGCAAAAAGATGGCTGATAAAAGGCGGCGAAAGAAAGTTAGTGTTCAGCGATGACACTGGCTTTTTTAGAATTGTCAAAAATATTGCCATAAACCAAAGCGAGCGAACCACAAGAAGACTAGGCAAATTCACGGCAGAGTTCACTTGTGACCCGTTCAATTATAAAGTCGGCTCTGATGTCTTCCGGACTCTGCCGGCTACGTTCTACAATGATATGAGCGAAGCGATACCAATATATAAGATTACCGGCGAAGGCATGTGCACTCTGACGGTTAACGGTAACGAGATGACCGCCAATGTCGGCCAAGGTATTATTATTGATACACGAAGGCAGATAGCATACAAGGCGGACGGGACAAGACAAGATGCTCAGGTGTCGGGAGACTATTTGGATTTACATATCATCGAGGGCGATAATTCCATATCGGTAACGAGCGGATTCACTCTCGAAGTCGCCCCGTATTTCTGTAGCATATAAAGGCGGTGATAAGTTGATACAAGTATATGAGAAAAATAACACGAACTACGAGAACAACGGGCTGATTATTCAGCCCCTTTCTTGCGTTCTTGATATTGAATTAAATGGCGAGTGGAAGCTGACGGCAGAAGTTCCATATACAGAGGACACGAAGACGGCAGTAGTTCCCGACTCGGTCATTATGATTGATACACCAACGGCGAAAAAGCAGCGATATAGGATTTACGAGACCGAGGTTGACGATACGGACATGACCATCACTGCTACAGCGTCACCAATTTTTTTAGACGCTACAGGGGCGGCTTTTTTAGTCGACACGAGGCCGACAAAGAAAAACGGCCAGCAGGCACTTGACATTATGACCGCCGGAACTATCTATTCCGGCCAGTCGGATATTGCGGATTTAAAAACTGCCTACTATGTCCGTAAGAATTTAGTTGAAGCGATATCGTCAGACGACGAGAACAGCTTTTTAAATGTCTGGGGCGGCGAGATAGTTTATGATAACGAAAAAATCATTATCAACAAAAGAGCCGGCGGAGACTACGGAGTTAGAGCAGAGTTCGGCCATAACCTCACAGGATTGCAAGCGACCGAGGACTTCGGGGATATCGTTACGAGAATAGTCCCGGAAGCCTATAACGGCTATACGCTTCCCGGGGACACTCCTTGGGTCGATAGCCCGTTGATTGATAACTATGCCGTGCCACACACAAAGGTTATACAGTACCAAGACATTAAGCTGGCAGAAGATGCCCAAGAAGATGAAGAAAACGTCACTATCTGCGATACCCTCGAAGACCTTTACACGGCATTAGAGGAGCGAGCTGAAGCAGAGTTTGAAGCGGGAGTTGACAAGTCTGCGGTCAACTACAAGTGCGATATGGTCGAACTGTCAAAGTATGAAGAGTATAAAGATTTTAAAAATCTTGTCAGTGTATGGATTGGCGACACTGTCCATTGCTCTAACAGAAATGTGGGCATAAAGGTTGACGCGAGATGTATCAAACTCCAATATGACTGCATTCGGGAGGAAGTGACAAGCGTTGAGCTTGGCAACTTCACCGAGAAATTCTTATCTGACATCGCCAGCACGATGAGTTCAGTCGCTCAAGCGATAACCCCGGGCGGTTCGGTAATGGCGGAACAGATAGCCGGAATCATCAACGCTGGCAAAGCGTCACTTCGGGCCCAGAAGACCATAGCGGAAAAGCAAGACGTCCGAGCGATATTATTCGAGGATTTGGATCCAGAGTCGCCGACATATGGAGCAATGTGCCTCGGCACTGCCGGGTTCGAAATCGCGAACAAAAGAACAGCGGACGGTAAAGACTGGGCGTGGTCAACTTTTGGCACGGCCAAAGGATTCACTGCCGACCTAATCACAGCCGGAACACTGTCAGCTATTAGCATATTCGGCTCCGAGATTACCGGGGCTATAATATCCGGCAGCACGCTAACCAGCACATCGGACGACAGTACGATTGAAATATCTGATGGGAAGATTACTATCACAACCAAATCGTCAGCACCCCTCGGGACTTTTGAAATAAAAAATCAGGGAAATGACCGCAGAACATATGCGACTGCCGGGTCACTATTAGTTGAAGGGGCGAACGATAACGCGACGGAAATCAACCCGGGAATCGTGATGATTAGGGGCGATACATCCGCCGGAACATATATAATGCTAAACTCGGCCGGCAACGATATTCAGATAGTCAAAAACGGCTCTATCGTTTGGGCTGCATCTGAATCAGCCAACTACAGGAGGTAGCTATGGAAGAAATTAAAAAATATATACAAATAAAAAACAAAGACGTCCGAACGCGGATTGAATACGTCCAAGGCACTAATTCAATACCGATAATCTTGCAAATAGTAGACTGGGAGATTCCAGAAGGTAGCGAGGCAAGAATTTACGTCAAAAAACCAAGCGGAAAAGAAGTCTATAATTCTGCGGGAGTGTCGGGGAATGAAGTCACTATACAGCCAACCACACAAATGTTTGCAGAATTTGGACGTCAACTCGGGCAAATTCAAATAGCGAATGGCGACGATATAGCGGCGACATTCCTATTAGAATTTGAAATTGAAAAAAATTTGGCCTTTGAATCTTCTGCGGTAGAAAGTTCTGATGAGTATGGCATTCTTGACGATCTCATCAAACAGGCACAGACGGCCATATCTGACACGCAGGCGGCAACAACACAAGCCAATGCTGCGACGTCTGCTGCTAATAATGCCGCAGAGACGGCGAATAAAGCGGCGAACGGTGCCAACACTGCAGCGACTGCAGCAAACAACGCAGCAGAAGAACTGCAAGAGAAAGTCAACGCTGGTGACTTTACCGCTTCAATAACGGTCGGAACTGTAACCACCGGAAATCCGGGAACGCAGGCTTCAGTCGTAAACTCGGGGACGGATAAGGATGCGGTGTTAGACTTTACTATTCCAAGGGGCGACACGGGCAGCGTTGAGAATATAAGCAGTCAAGCTGTGACATTCGCAGAGGCTTCAAATAATAACAAGATAGCATCAGGCGAAAGCCTATCAATATTATTCGGAAAAACCTCAAGACTTTTCACGCGTGTAGGAACTGCAGAAACAAACATTACCGACATTCAGTCGGACATTGAAATTTCGGCCGAAACCATCGCAGCCTTTAAAGCCCTCGGCTGGACTCCTCCAAGTGAGGGGGGGGCAGTGATTGAGTCGCTGCTTGACTGGATATCAGAACACGGAGATTTCTATAAAGAGAAAGGAACATCTGGAAATTGGATATGGAAAGAAGATGCAGGTGGAAATATTGAAGCGTATGCTGATATTAGTAATAATGTCAATATCAATGCCGGAAATGCTCCGGTCTATTACAATTCTACAGCGCTCGAGATAGCAATTCCAAGCTTTATTGATGCAGATTATGTATCAATAGAATGGAAAGACGGCGGCAGTGGCTTAATATTTCCGTATGCTCGAATAGTCGGTCAAAATGTTCAAGTCACATACCTCCGATTCTATGGAGGGCCTGCTAATTTGACCATGCAATACCGACTCATAGTTAAAGGAACAAGAAAAACATAGTCCGCTTCAGGGCGGGCGGAAGGGAGAAATATGATAGACTCAATTTTAAAGTTTGTCGCTGACAAATTTAAAGAAATCAGCGATAAATATCTACGACAAGACATTACAAGTCAAATACCAATCGATGGATTGACGACCATAGAGACGAACTATGAAGTCTCAAGAACGGGCGATAGAATTGATATGACTGGATTTTTAAGGCTTGGCGGTCAATTGGCTACTGGCGTGTATGTAAACGCATTTAATGTGCCACAAGATTTGAGAGCTAACAAATACACGGCTTTTTCCGTGTACGCTCCAAAATCTTGCAGTATATCCATACAGGCAAACGGACAAGGGTACCTTATTAACGACGGAACGCAAGCCTTAAGCGTTGGCGACACTACAGTCTTTAGTGGCTCGTGGACTATTGGGGGGCAATTTATAAAATCGCTTCTCTCCTTTTTCGAAAGGGGGTGGCGATATGAACTTTATCGATTCTATGCTTAAATTCCTCGGACAGAAATCGGTGGTAATATCAGACAGCGGTTCATCTAATGACCTGCATTGGATTAAATATGCAGATGGGACGGCAAAAATCTATGGAACAGTTGACTACAACGCAGGAACAGGAACGGTATTGGCGGGAACCAATAATACCGTTTACTATAAATCGTTATCGGTACTCATTCCGATAACATTAATATCAATCGATAATATTGATATATCCCTTAAAGGTTCTGCCGGCACATTGACTGTCGGAGAAGTAGAAGGTAATGTTCTAAATATAGTGGTGACTAGGTTTGGTAACTCCAATATAGGAAGCGGACAGGTAAATTTAAATATTAAAGGCAGATGGAAATAGGCTTAGGACTATATTTTTTATGGAAAGGAGAAAATAATATGGCAGACGTAAAAGTAACAACCACTGAAGAAGTGGGAAAGGTAAGCGCTGGCACTATTGCCAGAATGATAATCACAGCACTATTGCTTTTGAATATGATTTTGAGCGCTCTCGGATACCAACCGATAGATATCGCAGATGAAACTATCTATAATGTGGTTTCCGGCATAGCGCTCATTATATCTTCAGCAATATCGTTCTGGAAGAACAACAGCTTCACCAAAGCGGCTAGAAAAGCAGACAAGTTCATGAAGGAAGAAAAGGCTGCAGCAAAGGCGGCCAAATAGGCTAGAAGGAAATGGACAAAATTATTGAAATGATAATGGGCTACGTTCTAAACATCGTTTGCACAGGCGCCTGCCTTGCCATCGCTGGCAAATTCAAAACACTAATTAAAAAAGACGAGGCGAGAGATAGGCTGTCACTCGCCATGGCACATGACGTACTGTATAGATATGCAACTTTTTACATTGCTACAAATCAGATCACCGTCGAGGAGATGAGAAATCTGACATACATATACGAAGAGTATGCAGCGATGGGCGGCAACGGCACAGGAAAAGAACTGTATGAACGATGCAAGGAACTGCCGATTGTTGAGAAACGAACAAAATGGAATCCGTATTATTTGCAGAAGGGAGAAGAGTAAATGTCAACGGTTTTTAAAAGCAAAACAGGAAAGACACTGGCCAGACACTTCATCGGCGTCGGCCATGGCGGAAGCGATCCCGGGGCGAGCAAGTATGTAGTCGAAAAGACTGCAGCACTAAACATGGCGTTGGCCGAAAAGGACTACCTTGTAGCCCACGGGGTCGAAGTTTGCATGAGCAGGATTAGAGACGAGAACGACCCGGTAGAGGAAGAGGTTCGGGAGTGCAACAGGTATAACCCAGACGCGACCAACGAGGTGCATCTAAACTCCGGCGGTGGCGACGGCTTTGAAGTATATAGATCTGTCATAGGAACAGACAGCAAAAAATTGGCTGAATGTATAGAAAAACAGGTTAAGGCCATCGGGCAGAACAGCAGAGGCGTTAAGACAAAGACGCTCGCCAATGGTCAGGACTACTTTATGTATGTCCGCGAGACTTACGCTCCGGCCGCCCTCTGCGAAGGTGGCTTTGTTGACAACAAGAACGATGCCAAAGACTTCGACGAACTCGACGAGCAGAGAGCGTTCGGAATCGCATACGCGAAAGGAGTGCTCGACTACTACGGCATTGCCTACGATAAGGACGATACAGCCGGACAGACAAAGCCGTCCGGCGGAAGTTCTGGGAACAAAAAGCCGGCAGCTAAAAAAGCACCGGACGTCAAATACCAGACCTATACACGCGGCAAGGGGCTGCTGCCTAATGTCATAAACTGCAGCGGCAAAGGAACGGACGCCTATGCCGGCTGGATAGGTTATGACATACTGGCTCTCTTTGCTAACACAGTAGGCAAAGAGGAAGTTGCCGGAAAACTCAAATTTAGAGCCCATGACAGAGAAAAAGGCATCTGGCTCAACTGGCAGTACGATAGAGAGAAAGACAAAAACGGCGAGAACTTCGCCGGCACGAAAAAGACAGCTATCGACGGACTGCAGATGGAACTGGAAGGACTCGAAGGTTTTGAAGTCTGGTATCAGGCTTACACGGCTGAAAATGGCTGGCTTGAACCTGTTACTGGCTGGGGCGCTGGAGATAACGGCTATGCCGGCATTTACGGCCATGACATCCAGGCCGTAAAAATCAAAATTGTAAAGGCGGCTTAAAAAAAGTAAATATGTTGTTTCGCAAGAGGGACATTTTGCCCCTCTTTTTTTTTATTTCAAAAAAAATATTTGATATATGTATTGACATATATGTTCGCTTCTGGTACTATATATGTATAGACGAACACAAGAACAAAAACGGAAAATAGGAGGTTCGAATGGCAACGGAAGCACAAAAAAGAGCATCGGTTAAATGGAACAAAGCAAATACGGTGGTTATAGCCTTGAGATTCAACAAAGAAAAAGACAAAGAAGTCTTGAAGCGGTTAGACGAGAAAGGAAAGACTGCATACATCAGAGGATTAATAAGAAAGGACATAGAGTCCGAAAAATAGGACAGCAAAAGTGATAAAATAAATTCAAATATATGTATTGACATATATGTTCGCTTCTGGTACTATATATGTATAGACGAACACAAGAACAAAAACGGAAAGAGGTTTAAAAAAATGAAATTTAGAGTAGAATTTGGATTTGGCGGAAATGCACAGATAGTTGATGAATGGCAGACTATAGACGGGCTAGATGCCATCGAAGCGGAAAGTTACGAAGAAGCAGCAAAAGAAGCTGCGAATGTTGACGGATTGGAAAATGCAATGTTTAGAGTTTGCGAACTGACAGAAAACGAGTTCGGGAAATTGGAAAGAAACGGAAATTGGGAATATTTTAGTTTTTGGGTTCTATGTCAAATGTTGAGGTAGAACTCATAAAATGAGATTTAATATTTTCTAAAATTGCACCTTTTAATTCAAATAATTCTTCTATATAATTTGACATGAGCATAATTGAAAACTCCTTTCTATGTTATTGTGGTGATTTCATTTTAAATGAGCTTGATATTATGCTCAATTTTTTATTGCATAAAAAATGTTGAGGCATCATACCCCAACATTTATTATAGAACCAGTTTTTAAGGGAGAAGAAAAAATGAAAAAGAATATGACAGCAATAAGAAGAGCGGAAAGCGAAATGATAAAAAAGAGGAGGGTAGGCTTTGCCTACTCTCCATCTTTTTGTTCTGCCAGGAGGCGGTCAATGATTTGTTCTATGACTTTCCACTCTTCTTCTGACAGCTGCGCGACGGATTCGATAAAACGCCGCTTAAAGGAGTCGTCCGGATCGTTCATCAGTTCGGACATGAAGTCGACTATCTCTTGGCTCCTGGTCTTAACGATAAACATGTCGCCAGATCCAGTGCGCAACCATTCTTCGTTTACATCGAATTCCCGACATATCGAAAAGATGATGGCGTCCGATGGCGCTCTCGTGCCGGATTCGTAACCCGTAACAGTGTTGCCTTTAACACCGAGACGGCTGCCAAATTCAGACTGAGTCAATCCGAGCTCTTTTCTTAGTTCTCGTATACGATTCTTCACTGCCTTTTTCTCCTTTCGATACTAATATAACACAAAAACTCGCAAAGTCAATAAAATATTTCAAAAACCTGTTGACAAATGTCGCGGAGTGATGTAATATACTCGCATAGAGAGAAATAAAACACGCAACGAGAAAAACCGCTGAAACGGTAAAGAAGTAAAGGAGTTTAACGATGGAAAAGAAAAGAATGATGACAGCGATAAAAAGGTATGAACGAAACCAGCCAATCGCAAAGATAATGATTGAAGAGGCAGGCATAAGAAAAGAAGTAGCCGAGGAAGCCGGCTGGACTGCCGAGATAACTGAATACCTGGGCTATATGCAAAGTTACGCGCGTGAACATGTGGATTACTTTGATGACAAAGAAACGGAACAAAAATATCTGCTTTCGAAGGTGTATGGCGACGAGCTTGTGGTTGCACTCTACGAAGACAGAAGCGGTAAGTTCGGCCACAAGTGGCTGCCGATGATTATATGGCAGGTAACTGACGATGCGACCATTATCGGAATCCCGTACTTTTTGGACTGCGGTGAATGCGATAAAAGGTGCGTGGCTTCTAACTGCTCACCTGGAAAAATAATCATGCTAAAAGATAGTGACTTAAATTCTGAAAACTGGCCAACTCGAAGAAAAGACTGGGAGCTGGCCGAAAGCCTGGGAGTTTTTAAATATCTCCCGGACAGCTGGGACATGGCATATAGAGCGTGCCTGGCAGATAACGAAAAATAAAAAAAAGAAGAGAAAAAGGAGATTTAACAATGAAAAGTATAGAAGTATTAAAAGGCGAAGAAAGAATGAGCCACTACCTGCCACTTGCCCGGGCGATACTTGAAGGAATCGGAATAGGAAAAGAATGGGCAAAAGAATCCGGATGGGATAAAGAAATCGCCCATTACCTGGACGAGATGGAATGGCACGCCCACTACTATGCCGGAGACATGGAATACGGCGAAGTGAAAGACAGAGAAGACATGCTCGCGGACATATATGACGGATACCTTCGCGCGGGTTATTACACCACCCCGGGAAGAGGAATGACGCCGATGATCGTTTGGGAGTATGACGATGACTTGGTACTGATAGGTCTCCCGAAATTTCAAGATTGCATACGCTGCGCAATAAAAGAGATATGCAAAAAAGACTATTTGTGCGGTGAAGAGTATGGAAAGATTATCATATTAACCGCAGAAGATACAGAACCGGGAGAGTGGAAAGCACACAAAGAAGATTGGAAGATAGCTGAAGCGGTTGGAGTTTTTCAAAAAGTTCCGGAACACTGGGAGCTGATGTACAAAGAAGCCCTCGACAGCTAGGAGGCAGCAAATTTGTCAACAGGTTTTTGAAATATTTTATTGACTTTGCGAGTTTTTGTGTTATATTAGTATCGAAAGGAGAAAAAGGCAGTGAAGAATCGTATACGAGAACTAAGAAAAGAGCTCGGATGGCAAAGGAAAGCGAAAAGAAGAAAAAAATAAAAAACCAACTCCTGGCATTTAATAAAGGCGGCATGTTTGTAAACCTTTCCGACCTGCAGAAGTTTCTAGCGGCCGGAAAGGAATATACCCGCCGATTGGTCAAAGGTCTTGACTACTGGGAGAACGGAAAAGAGAAGAAATACAATGTTGATGATGTAGTCCAAGCGATATGGGACGCGAGGAGAGTGACAGAGAAATGATATTAGAACTACTAATGATATATGGAGCGGTCGCCGGGGTGATCGTGGCCGGCGATATGATATTCGGACGAATATTTGACAGAAGAATGGAGAGAGAAGGTGCAGATAAATGAAGCGGTAACAAGAACCGTCACAACAGGCAACCATTACATATTTAGGAAACATTGGAATAAAGGCGGGAAGATTGCTGCCGTGGAAATAAACAAAGGTTTTATGTTTAAGCACGACAGAAAGACAAGGACGGCATACAGTCCGACAGTACTTGATCTTATGGCCTACGACTGGGAGGTACTCGATGAGTAAATCGACGATTTACATAATTAAAGACGGAGACGGGAAAGTCATATCAGAAGGCAATTTAAGAGAGACCGCTGAATTTTTCAAAATGACAAAAAGTGCTATCTGGAAATTCGGGCAAAAAGAAACGATGGAAACGGGAAAGCTCAAAGGGCTAATCTGTGAGCTGATAATTCCGGAAAGCGATACGGAGAAAATCGAACCGGACAAAAACGCGGTCGCACAGATCAGGGAACTAAAAGAGCTTAAATTTGAAAGCGAGGCAGTTCCGGGAATGACTTACATAGTTGGAAAGGCGACCAAGACTTTAAATATGCGAAAGCGCGGAAAAGAAATAAACATACGACTGAAATATTTAAAAGACTGGATTAAAGAACTGCAAGACATGTATGAGGCATACGGAGATTTGTAAAAAAAATGACCAAGAAATGGAAAAAGAAAGCCAACGTCTTAAAAAGATGGCTGATATATAGAAGATACCTGAAAGGAAAAGCGACAATCGACGAACTTTACATCGCTTACGGACTTAAAGGAAAGGGAGTGAAGAAATGAGAGTGATAAACATAAATGTCAACGAAAAAGAACAGCTTGAAAAGCTGGCAGAAAAAGCTCCGCAGCTTAACGCATGCGGAAGGGCATATCTTGAAGGCTTAATGCAGGGCATGATCATAGCAAAAGAAAAGGAAGAGGAAAAACAGGAGGATAAAGCATGCTAACAGCTGAATGGCATAGACTTTTTAAAACTAATCAAACGGTTTTTTGGGAGAAGAGGGCGGAGTTCTTTTCCGATCCGGACAACGCTTTCAACTGCGAGAACTGTCCGGATCCAACTAAAGAACTGGCCGGAAAGTATCCGTGCGGCGATAGTTGCTTTATTGCTGACCATGTCAAGATTAAAACAAAACCGGGAGAAGTGAGGAAATGAAGAATAAAAACGAGCGGCCGCAAAGGCCGGGAAATGTAATTATTTTAGACGAAGACGGCAAAATCGTATATCTGCCATGGGTTGAGACCTATGAGATGAGAATAAAAAGCGACAAAAACAAAATATTAAGACTGTGGATAATAACATTCATCATGATGACTATTTGTGCGGCTCTGTGGTGCGCAAACACCATCATCGCCAAAAGCGAGAGGAACGCAGCCCTGGACAGAGTTGAAACACTGCAAGAGGAAAACGTTGAACTGACAGAACAAAACAAAGCACTACAGGAGTCTATCGATAAACTGAAGAAGGAAGCGGCGGAAAAGACCGCCAAAGCTGAAACAGTCACGACTGAAGCGGAAATTGCTGAAATAAAAGACACTGAAGCGGCCGACTGGATATCCGCCGGCATATTCAAAGTGACGCATTACTGCAACTGCGAGCGCTGTCAAGGTGAATATGTAGGAACAACAGCGACCGGGACAGCCCCGAAAGCTAGCCGGACGATAGCAGTTGACCCGAGCGTAATCCCGCTCGGCTCGGTCGTGAAGATTGACGGCCAAGAATACGTCGCAGAAGACACTGGCGGCGCGATAAAAGGAAACAGAGTTGACATATTTGTCGCAGATCATGGCGAGGCCATGGCTAAAGGAATAAAAGAAGAGACTGTATACCTGAAAGGATAAAAGAAAAATGTTGACATACAAAGAAAAGGCCGAGTTTGTGAAAAGGCTCGGCGAGTTTATTGCAGAAGATAAAGAAAGCGGAGTTGTGGCCATCGGCTACATGGAGTCTGGGTACATGAATAGGTATGCAAGCGTAGACATTGAATACACCGACGGCAGTTTTTCAATACTTCCGATAAATGACAAAAATAAGGGGAACATCGCCAAAGGAATATTTACAAAAGTCTACGGAGGAGAGTAGAGAGATGAGAAGTTTTGAAGTGATAAATGAAGACATAAGAAAAACCAAGAAAGGGCTGCGAAACGCAGAAAGAAAAAGAGCGCAGTGCAAGCTGAAGCTGGCTGAACTTTACAAAGAATTAAAAGAAAAAGAAAAATAAGGAGGAAATGGCCGCCTCGGCGGCAGGGTGAACATACGCTTGTTGATGTCAAAAATGACTCATTGTTAAATCTCTATATGTGACGATAAATATAACTTCGACCGTTAAACTTCTTAATAATCAACTTATAAAACTGAATAAAAGCGCCCTGCCACCAAGACGGCTATTTTTAAAAATGGAAGAACTAAAAATAATAATACCAATCGAACCGAAGACGAAGAAAAACAACTCCGAGGTTCGATTTAATCGCAAGACTGGCAAACCTTTTATATCACCGTCGCCGGCATTCAAAAACTATCAAGCGGAGTGCGAGGTCTATCTTTATCCGCTCCGGCACGCATTAGAAGGAAAGAAAGGACTGAACGTCAAGGCGGTTTATTACATGAAGACCAAAAGGCGAGTTGATCTGAATAATCTGCATAATGCGCTGCACGACATATTGGTACATTATCAAATTATTGATGACGATAACAGCGAGGTGATCGCCGCCACTGACGGCAGCCGGGTAAGGTACGATAAAGAATTTCCAAGAACCGAAATAACTATAAAAGAGATAAAGGAGAAGAAATGAAAAGAATTTACATCAGCGGGCCGATAACGCACGACCCGGATTATATGACCAAATTCCAAGATGCGGCCGACGACATCGTCTTTTCCGGAAATTGGCCATATAACCCGACGTGCATCAAGCTCCCGGCGGACATCGAAGAAGAGTTCGGAAAGAAAATCGCACACTCTGAATACATGACTGTATGCCTTGCGATGCTCAGTCTATGCGATGCCATTTACATGCTCCCGGGCTGGGAGAACAGCAAAGGGGCAAAGATTGAATTAGCCCAGGCGATACAGGACGGAAAGCAGGTGATCCTTGCAGATGTCGAAGAGTGAGATAGTTGGGGTTATATTGATTTTTGCGCTGCTTTTATTAGCGGCGATATAATCTGGAAGCGACAAAACAGAGAGCTGCAGACAAATGGAATAGGAGAACATAAAAATGAGAAGAATGGAATGCGATTTTTGCGGTCGTGAAATTAAAAACGGCGAGGTTTGGTACCATTGCGAACAAGATTCAAAACTCTATGTCATAGACTGGAATGTGCCGGTTGAAGCGGATGTGTGTTTTGAATGTTTTAGCAAAGCATTTAAAAATGCCATGAAAGAAAGGGAATCAAATGATACATGTATATAAAGCAAAACATCCAATTGATGGAAGTGTTGGAACTGCAATAGAAACAGAAGGAACACAGCTTGAATTGTTAAAAGAACTTAGTTTAACTATTTGGACATTTATTGAAAGAGACGTTGTAAATGAAGAGCAAATGATAAATGTTTTAGCGGCAGCGATAGCTAACTACGAACCATCATGCGCCGGTGAAGCAATTAAAGAGGAGGGAATGAAATCATGAATAACATTAAAATGGCGGCATTACTTGAAAAGGTACAAAAGGAATGTTTGAGCACAAATGGACAATGCTCGTTTAACTGTCTTCTGTATGATCCATTCAAGCATACATGCAAATTGGCATCTTCAGACCTCGGAGAGCCTAGAGAATGGAACATAGTGGTAAGAGCATCACGATATGACGAAATGGTAGACGGTGAAGTGGTAGATGCAGATGTAGATCCAGAGGCTGGAGAACTGCCAGGACAGAAAGAGTGGACAGCATGAAAGAAATAAAAGACATAAAGATTAATAAGTGCCACCTCTGTGGATCCGAGCCGGATGTCAAATATTCAGAAGGCGGAACATGCGTTATACAGTGCGCAAGAGGTCACATCGGAGTGGGTGGCGGTGGAAGTCCGGAGGAGACAGTCTACTGGTGGAATAAGATGAACGAGGAGATAGAAGAATGACGGATAAACCCTTTAACATAATAGAAGAATTTGGGGTTCTATCAGAGACCGAAAGTGGCTGGCAAAAAATACTGGCTACAGTGAGCTGGTATGGAAAAGAACCAAAACTCGACATCCGGACATACAATCCGGATAAAACTAGAACATCAAAAGGCGGTATCACGCTGACAAGACAAGAAGCAAAGAATTTAAAAGAAATATTGAACGGATTGGACTTATGAAATGAAAGCAAAAGAATTAAAAGACATACTGGACAGGCTGCCGGACGATGCAGAAGTGAGAGTAGCGTATAGACTTACCAGTCAGCCGCATGAAGAGCAAATCAAAGAAGTGCGTGCAGAGATGACTTTGCTGCCATCGCCTGGCGAAGATTTCAACAAAGTATATGGAAGGCTCTACCTATATATATAAGTAGGAAAACGAAAAAAGTAAACAAAACGCCACTGTATATATAAAGGAAAAAAACTACTTTATATATGCAGGCGGCTAAAGCGGGAGTGCGAGGCTCCCGTTCGACCTTGATTAGAGTATTAATAACACGACGAAAGAAAAATGAAAATAATCAGAGAGACATGCGTGGCCGGCAGGACGATCCTGAGAGCGGTCAAGATGGTAAACAGAAATACGGCAGCAATAGGAGTAAGCAGAAGGCCAAAAGAAAAACCGTCAAGAGAAGCGGTCGTGAAAGTAAATCAAAAGAATGCGGAAAGGGCTTTGACAATGAAGCTGAACCACAACTTTAGGCCGGGCGATCTGCATATAACTTTGACATATGCGAAAGCGCCGACACCCGCCGAAGCGAAAAAAGAAAAAGAACGGTTTTTCCGCCGTTTGAAATACATATGCAAAAAACAAGGGATTGAATTTAAAAGAATTGACGCGACTGAATTCAAGAATGCAAGAATTCACCATCATGTCGTTATATCGTATATAGATCCACAAATAATAAAAGACGCGTGGAAAGATAACGGCCATGTACTTTTTTCAGTGTTGGACGAAACAGGAAATTACTCCAAACTTGCGGCATATCTAATCAAAGAAACAAGCAAGACGTTCAGAAGTAGCGACAGTCCGAACAAGCGCAGGTACTACTGCTCTGGCAACATAGTCACTCCGGAAATTAAAAGAGAAGAGGTCAGCGGCAAAGAACTCTACGCAGATCCGAAGCCGCTGAAAGGCTACTACATCGATATGGACACGCTGCATAGGTACGAGCACGCCATCACCAAGGCTGAATGTATTGAATATATCATGGTGAGCCTCGATGAAGAGCCAAGGCTCAAGCGATGGAAAAAAGGAAAAGCGGCCAAGATTAGGAACGTGCCGGTAAGCACGGCGGAAGTTAACGAACAAACAAGCATGGAGGACTGGCAGTGGTGACGCGAGAAAGTTTTGACCAGATTTATTACTTAAACAAAGAGCTCGAAATGTGGGTGAAAAAGAAATGCGAAGTTGACTACGGTCTCAAATCTCCACAGCTTGACAAAGTGGGCAAGGCTCACAGTCCGGCCAACAGTGCCGAAAGACAAGTAATGATTCGGCTGCAGATCTCTGAGCATATCGAAAGCATACTGGACTCGATACAGGAAGAACGGGCGAAAGTCTACAAGGCACTCGAACTCATCAACGACAGCCTGCTCCGGCAGATCATCGAGTATAGATGCGTGCAGCTTTGCTCCTGGCAGGAAGTGGCCAACGCTATCGGGCACGGGAGCGCCGACGCTGTCAAAAAAACATACTATCGCGCATTTGATAAAGATGGCAACCTAGAAGAAAAATATATAAAACAATAGCCTGTCCCTTTAGTCCTCTGTAGTAATGATATTATGATATAAGGGAAAGCCTATGAAAGAATTTGACTATAACGCCACGCGATGGAGGAAGAAAGCCAAGCGAGTGTTAAGGCTCGACGGCTACATCTGCCAAGTGGCCAAGATGTACGGACGGACAGAAGAAGCGACGACCGTCCACCACATCTACCCGGCACGCGAATATCCGCAGTGGGCATTCGATAATTGGAATCTTATCAGCGTGAGCGCTGCATCGCATAATAAATTAGAGAATCGAAAGACTGGAGAATTGACCGAGCTTGGAAAAGCACTCCAAGAGCGGACCATTCCAGG